CCTACAGTTTCAATAACAGCTAGTAATACTAATCCTTGTTTAACAGAAACAGTTACACTTACTGCTGTAGCAACCGATACTGATGGAACTATAGTATCATATTTATGGGGAGGAACTACATCGTCATATACAACTTCATCAATAACAATTACAAATTCTGTAGAGGAATCTAAAACATTTTATGTTATCGTCACAGATGACGATGGTGATACTGCAAACGCATCAATAACTATCCATTGGCAAGATTGCACCACACAATTACCTCCTCAAGACATAGGAGTGGAATGTGGAGACACATTTAATCAAGCTACTTTCTCAGGAAGTCAATCTTATAATTTTATTGATGTTGGCAATAAAATAGGTAATGTTACAATTAATTTACAAGATACCATTTATAGTCCAAATAATGTACCAGTTAAATTTGATATAACTTGGAATGGAAGTACTGTATCTACTGGATATGTTGGTAGTGATAGTTTTGACAATCAATTACTTACTTTAGGTGTTAGTCCTAGTGATATAAACACTAGTAATCCAACGAATAAAGGTACTGGAACTAGTTTAACAATAAATAAAACTGCGGCAACACCAACAGAAGTAACACTAACAGCCACAACTCCATTAGTGAATGACAGTTTCACTTTTGAACTTAGTTGCCCTGATGTTCTTGCCACAACAACATATTATTATACACTTACAGGTACTTGTACCACAGGAACAACTGAATTCACATATTTAGATGTAAATGGCGTTACACAAACTGTTACATTAGCAAAAGATGAAATTCAATTAATTTCTGCCCAAGAAAATAGTGTTTCTGTTGCAGTATGTACAGGTACAACTGAAAAAGGTGGTGAAAGTTTTGATTTAGGCACTCCTGATTTAATAGTTGATCCTAATGCTGAATTTAGAATTTGGCTAGATAATTCAGGTTCTATGGGAGATGAAATAAATGCTATAAGAAATATGATTGAATATGAATTAAAAAATTCATTCTTAACATACTATGATAATGATGTAAAAAAATACAATCAACAAGTAAGTAGTATATTAGATCCAATAAGTTATACAGGTACAAGTCGTGATGATGAAAGATTTTTACTATATGCTGCACAAGATAAATTCAATTCAACATCTACAAAAGTGGTTAATATGATTTGGGTTGATGAAGCTAATTCATCTTATCACGTTTTTACTCCTGTTGGAGACAATACTCAGACAGCAATTTATTTATCAGATGTACAAACATTGAGAAATAATTTAGATGCAGAAGCAAATTATGGTAATAAATTAGTGATTATTTTCTGCGTTGAAAAGACTTATAATAACGAATTTAAACAATTTTCACATTTCATAGACAATATATCTAATGGAGTAAATGGATTTGAAGGTTCAAAAGGATTATCAGATCGTTCTGATGTAATATTTGTTAGAAATGTTGAACCATCTCAAACAGCAGCTTATTATCATCAAGTAACGATTGATGCATTAACAGATTTAGGATATAAAATATAATTATGGCAACATTATCATCAGCAACATTAAAACTTTGGATATACGATGGTATACTTGGACAATACAATCCAACATCTCCAAATTATACTATAACTAAAACTAAATTATCATCTGAAGAAACTATATTATTTGAAATAGGGGAATTAGTTAAAGATTATATACCAATTGAATTTGATGGCAATTATAGTGCAGCTAATTTAACTGCTTGGGTCTCATATGAGATTACTAATACTTTTAGTGATACTTCTACTTCAATTCAGAAAGGTAATTTATTGGGTACTCACGGATATGGTTATTTTGAAGACCAAATAAACCCTCAATTAAATACAGCTCTACAGCAATCAAATACTTGTATTTATTGGAAAGAAGGAGAGAAAGTTAGAGTTCCACTATATTCAGGATTTGAATTATATGATGTTGAATGGTATCAAGGAGGAACTGTAATAGATGCTCAAACATTTGGAACTAACTTAATATCCATAAATGCAGATAGTGATAAATATAAAGCTGATAATATTGGTATTTTAACTGCTGATGCAACCCATATAGGAAATGTTGATGAATCAGCCTATGATATTAGCGTATATTCTCCTTTAGGTGCTGATAAAGCAATTATAACTTTAAGAGATAATACTCAGATAGAATTAAGTGTAATTTATATAGACGAATGTAAAAACACACCCTATAAAGTTACTTTTATAAATAAATTTGGTAGTCTACAAGACATTTGGTTTTTTGGCAGAAGAAAAGAAAATGCTAATATAACTAGAGAATCATTCAGAGTGAATACAATTGAAGCTACGACTACAACTAAATTTTACTCAACTTACAAGCCTACAGATAAAATACATAATGTAGATTCTAAAAAATCACTAACGTTAAACACTGGATTTCTTTGTAGTGATTACAATGAAGTTATTCAGCAATTAATGCAATCTACAAATGTTTGGATTCACGAAAACAATAAAGTATACCCAGTAATTCCAACAGATAATACTATAGATTATAAAGATGAGAGATACGATAAACTCTTAAACTTTACTGTTAAATTTGACTACGCTTATAGCGAGATAAACTTAGTACGATAATGCAAAGACTTCAATTATATATTGAGGACAACAATGGGGATTATAAACTTATTGATTTGTTCGAGGATGAGAATATAGAACTTACTTCTACTATCCAAGATATTCGTGATATTGGCAAAGTATTTACTGATTATTCTCAAACATTTACAGTTCCTGCCTCAGATACAAACAATAAAGTATTTCGTCATTTTTATAATTATTTTATAACAAATGGTGCTTTTGACCCCAGAAAAAAGAAAAGAGCTAAATTATATATAAATTATATACCATTTAGAAGAGGTAAAATATTTCTAAATAGCGTTAAGATGAAAAACAATAAGCCTTATGCTTATGTTTTAATATTCTATGGGGAAACTGTATCGTTAAAAGATTTGATAGGAGATGATGAATTAACAGATTTATCATACTTAACAAATTACAACCACACATATGATAATACAAATGTTAAAGATGGTTTTATAAATGGATTAAATCTAAATAGCCAAACCAATTCAGTTATATACCCACTTATAACATCAAAAAAACGTTTGTTTTATAATTCAGATAGTCCAACAGTAGCGGTAAATGTATTAGATTCAAGTGGTAACTTATACAGAGATAGTGGTAGTCCATCTGTAATTAGAGGATTAGAATTTACAGACCTTAAACCTGGTTTAAAAGTAATCCATATTATTGAAGCAATAGAAAATAAATATAATATTACATTTACTAGAGACTTTTTTAATTCTACCGCTTTTTCTAATTTATATATGTGGATTAATAGTAAAAAAGGAGAATTTAATGATTTAGATGATGATGAAGGATTCTTGTTTTTCAATAAATTATCTTCTTATACTAAATCAAGTGGTAGTGACCAGGCATTAGTTAATTTTAGTGGTAGCGAAATAACAATATCTCATAATACAGGAAATTTTGTTTTTTCATTAGACGTAAAATTATCAAATCAAACTATAAAATATAATGTTATATTTAGAAACAAAACAACAGGAGTTGAAGATATACAAAATGCAGTAGGAAACTCTACTTTTACTTTTGATCCTGATGATGCTACATTATTGGTAGATAATATATATGAGATAGAAATACAATCTCAAGAAGTCGTAACAATATCTAGTGCTGAATTAGAAATAGGATATGTATTTCCACATAATCCATTTATTCCACCTGAAAACAAAACAGTATATTCTACTCCAATAAATCAAAATACAGAAGCTGAAATTCTAATGGAAGAAAGATTGCCAAAAATAAAAGTCATAGACTTTTTAACTGGCATATTTAAAGTATTTAATTTAACAGCATATTATATAGATGATGAAGGAGACCCTGATTTTGGCAAAATATATGTGGATACTTTAGATAATTTTTATGAGGATGCTTTAAATAATCCTTTACAGGGTCTTATAGATATAGATAAATATTTAGATATTAAAGAACATCAAATTGATTCAGTACTTCCATTTACTGATATAGAATTTAAATATGAAGATACAAATGTGGTATTAATGGAAAATCACTTTGAGCAATTTAATGAAGTTTTTGGTAATGCTGAATTTAATGTTAGAAGAGCATTTCCTGGAGAAATAGATAGAGGTACTAAATATGAGATTAAAATCCCTTTTTCCCATATGAAATATGAGAGAATTGTAGATACTGGTAGCGCAGGTGATTTAACTGATATTCAATGGGGATATTGTGCTAATGGAGAATTTGATGCTAATACTACAGTTACTCCTCCAACAGGTGACTATGATACAACTACAATAAAACCATTATTATTTTATGGGATTAGAGAAACATCTATATCTACTGAAATAAATTGGTTATATAATAATTCAGGAACACCAAGTTCTCAGGCTGTAACAAGCTATTGGAGACCTTCTAATGGAAGTAATACTGGGGATTCATCTACTCCTCCATCCTACACATTAAACTTTGACCAAGAATTTGATGAATGGCTTAGAAAGAATTTTGGAAACAATAGTAATTCTCTATTTAATAAATTCTATAAATTATATGTTGAAGGAGTATTTAATGCTGCTAAAAGAATATTTAAAATAACAGCTTATTTACCACCAAATATATTAGTAAACTATAGATTAAACGATCAGATTAAGATACAAGACAAGATATTTCGAATTAATTCTATAACGACTAATCTAATGACTGGCAAATCTCAAATAGAATTGTTAAACATATTCCAAGACGAAATAGTAGAATGATAAAACAAATATTAGAATTATTAAACGTAACTGATTGGTATGGGGTATCTGAGAATATAGATATCGCTAAAGGAAAATATAAAGCTGTATCAGATTGGTCAGAAGCTAAAAAACAGATAAAGAGATACTATTATGGCAGATAAGAAAATAATTGCTATTGAAATAAAAGTTTCTGAGAGAAACGCAGCTAAAACAATAAGTACGACTAAAAAAGCTGTTGATGGATTAGCTGATTCTACTGAAAGATTAGCTAGAGCTAATAATCAAAATAGAGCTCAATCTGGTCTTAATAATGCTATTCTTATTGAAACTGGTCGTGTTGCTTCAGATGCCTCATATGGGATTCAGGGTATAGCAAACAACATTGGAAGATTAATTGAATTAGGTCAAGAATTTGCCAGAACAAATAAAGATAAAGGTATAGGTGGAGCATTAAAAGACCTTAAAAATTCATTTCTAGGAGTTGGTGGTGTTTTAATAGTAGTTCAATTGTTACTTAGTTTTTTACCTAAATTAACAAGAGCATTTAAAGATTGGGCTTCAGAAATAACTCCTGTAAATAAAGCCTTAAAAGATGCTACTGAAATATATGGGGATCAAATAGGTAGATTAGAAACTTATGTTGAGATGTTAAATGATTCAACAATATCTGAAGAACAAAAAGCAATTATACTTAAAAAAGTTAATGATGAACACGAAGGTCTTAATCTAAAATTAAATGAGACTAACACATTAACAGATGAATCTATAGAAAAAACAAATATTCTGACAAATGTATTGATTAGAAAAGCTAAATCACAAGCTATATTAAATGAAATAGAGGCTAAATATATAGAACAATTTAAGTTACAAAATTCTTCTTTAGTAGAGTCTACTGGATTTTTAGAAGTATTACAAGGTTTATTGGCAGGTGTTGGAAATGGAGTTGCAGGTATTAATGTGATGGTTGGAGCAACTGCTGAAAAAAGAGATAAAGAATTAAAAGCAATAGGCGATGATATTGATAAATTACAAGAAAAATTAAAAGAATTTGGAATATTTCCTGATGCCGATAAAGAATTAAAAGGAAGAGTAGCTAACTTTAAGCAACAGCTTTTAGATTTAGCGCAATTAGAAGAGCAATTTAGACAACAATCTGAACTTACATTTATATTAAATGAAGAAGAAAAGATAATTAAACAACAAGAATTTGCATTAAGAGACTTAGATATTAGGGTTCAACAATTTAAAGATAGACAAAAATTAAGACTAAATGAATATTTAGAAACTCAAAAAGATGAGAAAAAGAGAGCAGAAGCTAGAGCTGAATATTTAGATTCTTTAAATAAAGCAGATCAAGAGGCTGCTGATGTTAGAATTCAAATATTTGCAGCTACAGAAACTAAATTAATAGAATTAGAAGCTAAACAATCAGGAAAAAGAGTTGATGCAAATAGAAAACAGCGAGAATTAGAAATAGAAAATTTAAAATATTCTTTAGACGCTAATCAATATTATCTTAATGAAAAGATGTATATGATTCAGCAAGATATAAGTTTTGAGGAGCTTAGACTTAAAACAGCTCAATTAAGTATTGACCAAAGGGCTCAATCTGAATTAAAATTAGCTGAATTACAAAAACAACTTAATGATACTCAATTACAACAAAAAGTAGATTTTATAAATGAGAATAAACGAATAGATTTAGAATATGTTGGTTTTGCTCAACAAACTGCTCAATTATTATCTACTATAGCAGGAGAAAATGAAGAATTACAAAAAGCAGCTTTACTTGTTGAAAAAGGAGCGGCTATTGCTGATATTGTTATTAAAACACAATCAGCTAATGCTATTATAAGAGCTCAAGCTGCTGCGGCAGCACCTCCTGGCTTAAATGCAGGATTTATAGCTTTAGGTGAAGCGCAAATAGTTAGAAATAATATTGGAGCTGCATTATCTATAGCTAATATTTTAGCGACAACATTAACTTCATTTAAAAGACCTGGTGGAAAAGAAGGTGGAGGTGGTGCTGTTAATGTGGAAGCACCTGATTTTAATATTGTAGGGGCATCTCCTGAAAGTCAATTAGCACAAACAGTCGCAGGTCAACAACAGAAGCCATTAAAAGCGTTTGTAGTTGGCAAAGAAATAACCTATCATCAAGAACTTGAACGCAATATTCTAACAACAGCAGGTCTTGGTGATTAATTTAATAGTATGAAAATAATAGAACTACTTATTGACGAAGAAGAATTGTTATCAGGTATCGAAGCTATAAGTATAGTTGATCGACCTGCAATTCAAGAAAACTTTATCGCTCTTAGTGAACAACAAGCTAAAATAGAATTAGCTGAGGTTGATAAAGAGAAACGAATCCTTATGGGTGCTGCATTAGTTCCTAATAAGAATATATACAGAGCCGATGGCGAAGATGAATACTATATCTACTTCTCTGAGGACACTGTTAGAAAAGCATCTGAGTTATTTTTAATGAGAGGAAATCAGAATAAATCAACCTTAGAACACGAAGCTGAACTTTATGGACTATCGGTAGTTGAAAGTTGGATTATTGAGGATGAAACCCACGATAAGAGTCGTAAATATGGTATGAAATTGCCAATTGGAACTTGGATGGTGTCTATGAAGGTTAATAATGACGATGTTTGGAATAATTATGTTAAAACTGGCAAGGTAAAAGGGTTTTCTATAGAGGGATATTTTACCGATAAGGTTAATATGAGCCAAGTTAATCAAATAAGTGAGGAAGAAGCTGAAGATATACTAGTGGAAATGGCTGATTATATCGCTTCTAAGAGACTTAAATTAGAAACCTATAGTGATTATCCACAAGGAGTCGTAAACAACGCTAAAAGAGCTTTAGAATGGGCTGATAAGAATGGTTGGGGTTCTTGCGGTACTGCTGTTGGCAAAAGAAGAGCCTCTCAACTCGCTTCAAGAGAAAATTTAACTGTTTCTACTATAAAAAGGATGTATAGCTTTCTTTCTCGTCACAAAGGAGACTTAGATGCTTCAAAAAGCTACTCAGATGGATGTGGTAAATTAATGTATGATGCCTGGGGAGGAAAAGCAGCCCTTAGATGGAGTAAAAGCAAATTAAAATCACTAGGAGAGATAGATGGCGACAATTAGAAACACCTCATATAGAGTTCACATTCAAGATACGGATGAAGCTGAAGTGGCATCTGTAAATATTGAGAATGGTGCGATGTTGCGTACTGATAATGCCTTGTATATGGGGCATAATGGTCAAAACGTAATTGTATATCCACAAACATTAGGTGCTTCAATAGGCTTAGGTTGGTCAAGATATGATGACACTATTTACACATCTTCTAATAAACTTTCTTTAGTTGATGGTGTTGAAGTTACCTTACCTAATAATGGAGGTTCTGTTTATAGAAGCCATAGTTCTGTAAATTTCTATAATACATCTACAAGTAAAGTCGTAGCATTAAATACTAATGATGTATATGTAATGACTATTGTATTTAAGTATTCTGCTGCAAATGCTAATCAAACTCATATAGATTTACACTTTCAGGGCGGTAATGGTACACCTTACGATAGAATAAGAGGTGAGGCTACATTTCCAAAAGGTAATGATGTAGTGCACGATTATCATCAGGTATTTCAATATTATGCAGATGCAGATTTTACCAGTTTAGGTGCTACTTGGAAAATAACCGCAAGTGGTGGTTCTGCTAAAATATGGGATATTATATTCTTTATACAACGCACACAAAATGCAGGACTATGATAAAAAAAAGAAGAAAATACGTTGAATCAAGAACATCTCCCAAGGGGTCTAAAAGAGGATGTCTTTGTGCCGATGGTAAAAAATATTCTAGAAAATGCTGTGATGGGTCTTTAGAGGCTCAAGGAATTGGTAATATTACATTAGGACAAACCGATAGTGCAGGTACTATAACATCTCAAGATACAACATCAACAACTTCTTCTACATCTACAAGTTTGCCAAGTCAAGGTAATTCGATAGTCATTAGTCAAGATACAACTAATATTATAGTTAATTCAAGTTCAACAGCAATACTTAGTATGGCTATTACTCCAGGAAGTTATTCTGTTGGAGATTCATTGCCATTAGTTGCAACATTTAATCAAGAAGTTACCGTAGAAACTTCAGGTGGAACACCTACTATAGATATTAATATAGATGAAAATACTAGAGAATTCTCATATACAGAAGGAAGTGGAACAGATGATTTAACATTTGAATACACATTGGTTGAAGAAGATGCTGCTTTTGAAACTGTAGAGGTTATTAGTGATATTCAATTAAATGGTGGTTCTATAATTGATGGAGGAGGTGATCCAGTAGAGACTACTACTCAATCGATAGAAATAGTGATTGAAAATGTTACTCCACCTCCTGTTGTAATAACTACACCTGAAGTTATACCTGATGCTAATGAATCTACAATTTATAGATATCCAAAAGCTATTAAAGATTCAGGAGCAAACATATTATTACAAACCTACGATTTTATGACAGCTTCCGAAATAAATACATACCACGGAACTACATATTATAATAGTGATTTCTTTTCTTTTTATGTGGATACTTCTTCTATAGAAATAGGTTCTTTTTTATATACATCAGCTCCTAGTATATTCGATGAGAATAACACCCATAGATCAGGTGGTGCAACGGTTTATACTCCTTGGGCAGAATTAGATGATGTAAATTATGTATCATTAAAATCAAATATTATAAATTTTATTTCAGATGGTCTTTGGGATTTATATCCAGTATATAAATTTGAAAAAATAGATGGATATTTAAGATGTACTGAAATAATATCAGAGCCTCCATTGTAAAAATCTAACACATTATTGTAAATCAATTACTTTTATAAATTATAATAATTATTATGAACGCAACAACTATTTTGAATGAAATTCTTCAGAAGTTGTCTGTGTTGACAAAAGAAGATGAACTTACTCAAGAGGAAGTTCTCGAAACTGTTAGCGAGGCTACTGAAGAAGTACAAGAAGAACCTGCTGAGTTGTCTGAGGAGTCTGTAGAAGCTACTCAAGATACTGTAGTAGAGGAAGAAGCAAAACTAAATGAAGGTTACGTTTCTGAAGAACAATATATGGCTGATATGGCATCATTGAAAGCTGAGATTGATTCTATTAAAAAAATGGTAGAGGTTGAAATGAGTGAAGTAAAGAAAGAAAAAGAAATGCTTTCTGAACAAGTAAAAGAGCTTTCTAAAGAACCTGCTGCTGAACCAATTAAACATAATCCTGAAGGTGAAGAAGTAAAAAAGTTTAACTTCACTTATGGACAAAATAAACCACAGTCTACATTTGATAGAGTGATGGCAAGAATTAGTAATAAATAAATAAATAAATAAAAATGGCTACAACAACTTCAATTACTTCAACATATGCAGGAGAGTTTGCAGGTCAGTATATCGCTGCTGCTTTGTTGGAAGGTGCTACTATCGCTAATGGTGGTATCACTGTAAAACCTAATGTAAAGTTGAAAGAAGTAATCAAAAAAGTATCTACTAACGATATCGTTAAAGATGCTTCTTGTGATTTTGATGCGACTTCAACTCTTACACTTGCTGAAAGAATCCTTATTCCTGAGGAACTTCAAGTAAACTTACAACTTTGTAAAAAAGATTTCCATTCAGATTGGGAAGCTGTACAAATGGGATATTCTGCTTTTGATAGCTTACCTCCTTCATTTAGCGACTTCTTAATTGGTCACGTTGCCGCTAAAGTAGCACAACGTACTGAAACTTCAATTTGGGCAGGTTCAACTGCTACTTCAGGTCAGTTTGATGGATTTGTTACTTTAGCTACTGCTGATGCTGATGTAGTAGATGTAACTGGTACTACTGTAACTGCTTCTAACGTAATTGCTGAATTAGGAAAAATCGTAGATGCGATTCCTTCTGCTCTTTATGGAAGTGAAGATTTATATGTTTATGTATCTCAAAATATTGCTCGTGCTTATGTAAGAGCTTTAGGTGGATTTGGTGCTTCTGGTCTTGGTGCTGCAGGTACTAACTCAATGGGTACTCAATGGTGGAACAATGGAGCATTATCATTTGATGGTGTAAAATTATTTGTTGCTAACGGTCTTGCTGATGATACAGCGATGGCTGCTGAGAAATCTAACTTATTCTTTGGTACTGGTCTACTTTCTGACTTGAACGAAGTAAAAGTATTAGATATGAGCGACCTTGATGGTTCTCAAAATGTAAGAGTAATTATGCGATTTACTGCAGGTGTTCAATATGGCATCGGTTCTGATATCGTTCTTTACTCATAATAAATAGATTTAATAACTCAAGAGGGTAGGTGGTACAATATCTGCCTACCCTTTTTTAATAAACAAATAATACTATGGCTTGTGATTTAACTGGTGGAAGATTAAAACCTTGTAAAGACGCTGTAGGTGGTATTAGAAAGATTCACTTTGTTGATTTTGGTGATTTAGGAACAGTAACGTTAACTAATGACGAAGTAACAGATTTAAGTGGAACTTTTTCTTACCATACCTATGATGTTAAAGGTAATTCTTCCTTAGAAACAAATATTCAGACTTCTCTTGAGAATGGAACAACATTCTTTGAGCAAGTACTAAATATTACTTTACATAAACTTACTAAAGAGGATAACAAAGAGCTAAAATTAATGGCATTTGGTAGACCTCACGTTTTTGTAGAGACTTTTGATGGTAGCGTTCTTTTAGTTGGTAGAGAACACGGAGCAGAAGTTACAGGAGGTACAGCAGTTACAGGTACTGCAATGGGTGACCTTCAAGGATATACATTGACTCTTACTGCTAACGAAATAACTATGCCTAATTTTGTAGCTGATCCAATATCTAGCGATCCTTTCGATGGAATGGCAAGTGCTACTGCGACTCAATCTACACAACGTACTGTGTAAGTTGTAAGAATTGGATTTTCAATTCAATAAGGGGGTTTTTGCCCCCTTTTTTTATATCTTTACAGAAACAATTCAATAGAGGGTAGTTATTTTGTATATGGATATATTACCAACATCAGGAACGCAAGAGTTAAAGATAATTCCTCGCAAGGATGCTACAGCTCCAGTTATTAAGTTGACAGATAAAACAACTAGAAAAACAACTACAGTCACACCAAGTAAAACGGATGAAGGTGACTATATGGTATTGACAGGAACATTTAACTTAACAGAAGATAATTTATATACTTATAAAGTACAATTATCTAGCGAAGATGATGAAGAAATATACAGAGGTTTAATATACTGTACTAACCAAACTTCTTTAGATAAATACTTTATTAATAATAATGAATATATTGAAGAAGATAGCTTTGATAACGAATTTGTAATTATATAATGGCAAGAAATAATAATAGAAATCCAGTTAATAGAGTGAAAGATGCAATTCATATTGTAAATCTTTCTTCTTATACAGCTCCTGAAGTTGTAGAATCTAAGAGATATGATTGGGTTGAATATGGAGAAGATAATATGTATTTTCAATATCTTATAGAAAGATACAATGGGTCTCCAACTAATAATGCAGCAATCAATGGGATATCTGAGATGATATATGGGAGAGGATTAGACGCTACAGATTCTGAGAAAAAACCTCGAGAATATAAAGAAATGGTAGACCTTATTAAGAAAGATTGTATGAAGAAGGTTTGCTACGATTATTATATGATGGGTCAAGCTGCTCTTCAGATCATCTATAGTAAAGACAGAACTAAAATTGCTAAGGTTGCTCATATGCCAATTGAAACGTTGAGAGCAGAGAAAGCTATTGAAGGAGAAATAAAAGCATATTATTATTCTAATGATTGGTCTAAAGTAAAACAAAACGATAAACCAAAAAGAATAGCTGCTTTTGGAATGAGTAAAGATTCTATAGAGATTTTATATATTAGACCTTATCGTGCAGGTTATTATTATTATAGTCCAGTAGGATATCAAGGAGGATTACAGTATGCTGAATTAGAAGAAGAGATTGCCAATTACCATATAAGTAATATTCAGAATGGTTTACAACCAAGTATGTTAATTAACTTTAATAATGGTACTCCTGATAAAGAACAAAGAGATGCTATTGAAAGAGCAATTTACGAGAAGTTTAGTGGTAGTTCAAACGCAGGTAAATTTATATTGGCATTTAACGATAGCAAAGAACTTGCAGCAACTATAGATCCTGTAATGATTAATGATGCTCATCAACAATATCAGTTCTTGTCTGATGAGAGTATGAAAAAAGTAATGGTTTCTCATCGTATTATATCTCCAATGTTAGTTGGTATAAAAGACCAAACTGGTTTAGGTAATAACGCAGAAGAGCTTCAAACAGCTTCTATCCTTATGGATAATACCGTTATTAGACCGATGCAGGTAACAATACTTGATGAATTGGCAAAAATATTAGATTACAATAATATTAATCTTGATATATACTTTAAGACTTTACAGCCTCTTGAATTTACAGATTTAACAAATGCTTTAACTGATGCTGAAATAGAGAAAGAAACTGGTGTTAAAAAGGAAGATGTTCAAAATGAACAACAAAAAGTAGATAAACAAATTGAAGAATTACAATAATGGCAACAGCACTATTTATAAAAAGAGCCGATTTAGTCAAGAATACTGCATTAAGTGGAAATGTAGATACTGATAAATTTATTCAGTTTGTTAAACTTGCCCAGGAAATTCACGTTAGAAATTATCTTGGTACTGATTTATATGATAAAATTAGTAATGATATTATTGCAAGTAGTTTAAGTGGTGATTATCTTGATTTAGTAAATGACTATATTCAGCCAATGTTAATTCATTTTGCGATGAGCGAGTATTTACCATTTGCAGCATATACTATTGCTAATGGAGGTGTTTATAAACATACTTCTGAAAACTCTACTCAACCATTAAAGGAAGAGATAGACAGTTTGATTGCCAAGGAAAGAGATTATGCAGAATACTATACCAATAGATTTATTGAGTATATGAGTTTTAATGCAAGTAGCAAATTTCCTGAATATTATAGCAACAATAATGAGGATATATATCCTGATAAAGATTCATTATTCCAAGGATGGGTATTATAAAAAAGAAAAAACAATACAAGCCTAAGAAAGAGAACATTATTAAATTAAGTAATTACTTAAAAAAGAAGGATGGCGAATTCAATAAATTGGGGAAAGGTATACTGTGAGATGGAAACTAATAATGCGTTCGGTCAAGATACGCTTTGGTCAACATACTTTATACCTGATTTTTCAGCTCCAACTTGTTGGACAACATTTGCTTTAACAGCAGATTCAACATCATTTAAGGCGGACACAACATTATATACAGCAGATATAACACAATTATAAAAATAAAAAATGGCTAAACAGACAATCAATATCGGAACAGTTGCTAATGATGGTACTGGTGATCCGTTGAGAAGTGCCTTTGATAAGGCAAATGATAACTTCACAGAATTATATGGGGCAGGTGCATTATCAATAGCATCAGATATATTGACTTATACAAAAGCTGATGGAACTACAAGTACTGTAGATTTATCCCCTTATCTTGATGAAGATGCTAGAGCAATTGCAAGTGGTACTTTAAATAGTGGAACTGGTATTGTTACATTTACTAGAGATGATGCTTCAACGTTTACACTTGATTTGTCAGCATTATTAGATGACACAAACCTTGTAACAAGTGTAAATAGTCAAACTGGTGCAGTTGTACTTGATTCAGATGATATTGCAGAAGGTTCTACTAACCTTTATAACCAAACACACACAGGAGATGTAACTGGTTCAACTGCATTAACAATAGCAAATGACGTAGTTGACCACGATGAACTTGCACCACGTTTCACCGCAAAACAAGACATTGCCACAACAAGTGGAACAATCAACTTGGATGCGTCTTCTTATGGAATATTTGAATTGACTTCAGCACTTACGGGTGCAACGACATTAAATATTCAAAACATTAAGAAGGGGCAAGTGATTGACATTCTTGTAACTGGTGCGCAAACCATTACAATGGCGGATGACTTTACAACTTCAGCAATCAACCAAGCAGGAAGTGGTGTTTATGACGGTGCATCAAATAACCATATTCAAGTGGTGTGTATTGATGACAACGATTCAGACGCAATATTAATTTATTCAGTTGCAACTTACACAAGCGACACAAACCCAGCTTAAAATAATATAAAATGAAAGGAATAAACTTAAACGGTACAATTAAAACATATTCTTCAGTTCCTAAAACTTGGGGTAATATTCTTGGGGTAAATTATATGTCGGACGAAGATTTGAAAGGTCTTGGATTTTACGATGTTGTAAGACCAATCACAAAACAATCTGAAGAACTTGGCGACATTTATTTTGATGCCGACAATGAAGTATTTACATATCCAGTTGAATCAAGAATATACACCCAAACGGTTGCTGAATTAAAAGAACAAAAGATTGCAAATCTTAAGTCATTGTACAATTCACAACTTGCAAAAACTGACTGGTATATAATTCGTGGTCAAGAAGGAACTGCGGTTCCACAAGACATCCTTGATGCCCGTGAAGCATTAAGAACTGAATGTGCGACACACGAAACAAATATAAATGCCAAAACAACAAAGGCAAGTGTAATTGATTACGAACTTCCAAGTTTTATATAAATGGGATTAAATAAAAGACTTATTGACCAAGCGGGTGGTGCTGCGGGTGTTACAGGTACAGATAATTTTGATATTGTTACTTATACTGGTAATGGAAGTACACAATCAATCACTTCATTAAATTTCCAACCTGATTTGGTTTGGGTAAAGAATAGGTCAGCTGCTCAAAGTCATTATCTTTTTGATAGTGTAAGAGGAGATAATGCGGGAATATTTCCTGATTTGACAGATGCTGAATATACTTCTGTTAATTATATATCTTTTGATAGCAATGGTTTTACAACAGGAAGTACAAATAATATAAATACTAACAATTATGTAGCTTGGTGTTTCAAAGGCGGAGGAACAGCAGTATCAAACACAAATGGTACAATCACTTCGCAAGTTTCAGCTAATCAAGATGCGGGGTTTAGTATTGTGAAGTATACGGGTACAGACACGGGTGATGAAACGGTAGGACACGGACTATTACAAAAACCCGAATTGGTGATATATAAAAACCTTGATGAAGCCCTCGATTGGTCAGTTTATTCAGCTTATTTAACAACACCCGAATATTATTATTTGAAATTAAATTCTACAGATGCTCAAATATACAATTTAAGTATGTGGAATGCTACTGATTTGACTTCAAGTGTTTTGCAATTAGGTTCGACAGATAACGTAAATTCACTTAATAAAAACCATATCGCCTACTGCTTCCATTCAGTAGATGGGTATCAGAA